TGCGGGGTTCTGTGCGGGGTCTGCGTGACCCCGCACAGGCGGCGCGCACGCGCGCGGGCGCGGGGGTCCCTTCCTTCGTTCCCGAAAGGGTTGGAAGAGGGGGGAATCCCTAATGGCAGCTCGCGAAGAGGGCGAGGTCAGCTTCAAGGCCTTCGCTCGGATTCTGGGCGAGCGATCGCCCTCCTACGTCACCCAGCTCAAGGCCGAGGGCCGCCTGATATTGAGTGCGGACGGCAAGCGCGTGCGCGTGGCCGAGTCCCTCGCTCTGGTTCGCTCCACTGCTGACCCCGGCAAGGCCGGCGTCGTGGCGCGCCACGCGGCCGCCAGAGACGGCGTGGCCGACGCAGTGCGCCCTGACCCTGCCAGTGAGCCGGACGTCGACGCTGGCGGCGAGCCAGGCGGCGCCAGCGCGGACCCGATCGAGCAAAGCCATGCCCGCCGCCGCTCGAAGGCCATGGCCGACAAGGCCGAGACCGACGCCTTGGCCGCCGATCGGGATTACCGCAAGAGCATGGGCGAGCTGCTGGAGGCGGCCGAGGTCGAGCACGCTGTGCGCGTCGTCGGGGCTTACTTCCGAGGCAGCCTGGAGAACTTGCCCAACACCCTGGCGCCCGAGTTGTCGGCTATGACCGACGAAGGCCGGATCCGCGTGCTGTTGAGCGAGGCCTTCGAGTACGCGCTCGAGGAGCTGTCGCGCCAGTTCGCGGCGCTAGGTCGCCGTGAGGAAGCGGCGTGAGCGCGCTCGCCCGCATCGCCAGTGTCCTCTCCCGCGCCGTCGCGCCGCGCAAGCCGATGCGCGTAAGCGAGTGGGCGGCCGCCAACCGCATCGTGGGCGCGAAACAGAGCAGCGAGCCAGGACGGTGGCGCAACGAGCGAAGCCCGCTGCTGGTCGAGCCCATGGACTGCTTCAGCGCCCGTAGCCCGGTGCGCGACGTCGTGTGCCGGTTCCCAATCCAGTTCGGCAAGTCCGAGCTCGAGAGCAACGTGCTCGGCTACACCATGTGCGAAGTCGGCGGTCCAGTGATGGTGTGCCTGCCGGGCCAGGTGAGCCTGGACAAGTGGATCGACCAGAAGCTCAACCCGCTGCTCGAGGAAACGCCCGCGGTGCGGCGCATGCTGACCAGCATCGCCAGCCGCGACGCGGCCAACCGACGCACGTTCAAGGAGTTCGAGGGAGGCCAGCTGTACCTGGAGCACGCCGGCGCGCCGGCACGGCTGAAGTCCACTTCGGTTCGCACGCTGATCGTGGATGAGTTCTCCAGCTTCGCCAATGCGTGCAGCAGCGGAGACGACCCGGACCAGATGCTGGACGGACGCAGCAGCGCCTTCCCGGCTACATACAAGCGCCTGAAGGTGGGCACGCCGGAGATCCGTGGCGTGTGCCGCATCGACGCGCTGTACGCCGAGAGCGACCAACGGCGCTGGTATGTGCCATGCCCGGAGTGCGGCCAAGCTCAGCCGCTGGAGTGGGGCGGCCTGCAGTGGACGCCGGACGCCAGCGCCTGCTGGTACGCGTGCCGCGAGTGCGGCTCGGTGATCGAGGAGCACCAGAAGGACGGCCTGATCGACAAGGGCAGCTGGGTGGCGGAGAACCCCGGCGCCGCCATCCGCGGGTACGCGGCCAACGGCCTCTACTACAAGATCGGCCGCGGCCCGCGCTGGCTCGACCTGGTCAAGGAATGGATCCGTGCCCAGAACGACCCGGCCAAGCTCAAGACGTTCATCAACGACCGTTTGGCCGAGGCCTGGGAAGACCCGGCCATGCGCGCCGTGAAGCACAACGTCATCGCCGACCGTGTCGAACCGATGCCGCTGCGGCCGCTGCCGGCCTGGGTACTAGCGGTGACGGCGGGCATCGACACCCAGGACAACCGCCTCGCGGTTCAGATCGTCGGGTGGGGCAGGGGGCTGACGTGCTGGCCGATCGACTACGTGGAACTGCCCGGCGATCCGAACGACGACGCGGTCTGGCTGGCCCTCACCGAGCTGCTGTCCCGGCCGATCGAGCACAGCCTCGGCGGCGCGCTTCGCGTCGAGGCCTCGCTGCAGGACGCCGCTGGCCACCGCACCGAGGCGGTCAAAGCCTTCGCCCGCCGCAAACTACTGCGCCGGCACATGGTGGGATTCGGGGCGGTGCCCAACAACGCCCCGGTTCTGAGCAAGGGCAAGCTGCAGGATGTGAACTGGCGGGGCATGCACGACAAGCGCGGCATCATGATCCACCACGTGGGCACCGTGGGCATCAAGCACCTGCTCTACGGGCGTCTGAGTTCCGATGCAGACAAGGCTGCGGATGCGCGCCTGGTGCGCTTCAGCGAGGAGCTGCCGCCCGAGTACTTCGGCGGCCTGGTGAGCGAAACCTACAACCCCACCAAGAATCGGTTCGAGAAGCGGCGCGGCGGCCCGCGCAACGAGCCGCTCGATACCTGGGTGTACGCCTACGCGGCGACCCACCACCCCGAACTTCGTTTGCAACGCCATACGAAGGCCGATTGGGATGCGCGCGCGGCCCGCGTTGCGGCAGGTACGGTGCCGCCACTGCCTGGCGCGCCGCCGGTTCCTCAGCGCGATGGTTCCCGTGGAACACCCGTTTCCGCGCCTGCGGCCGGCCAGGACACGGGCAGCTTCGGATCGTCTGGCTGGAGCCAGCGACTGTGAGGCGACACACGCGCCGCGCCAAGGTGGATGAACTGGTCGATGAGCTGGCCGTCGGCGCCGCGATGCGCCTTCGGTGCAAGACGGGCGATATCCATGGTGTGGTGAAAGCGGTGGTCGAGTACCTGACCAGCGAATACCCGTCGCAGGACCTCTACATTCCGGCGAGCCTGACTCCTCCAGCTTATCCGGTGGAGGCAATACGGCAGGCCGTACAGGAAGGTCGATCCATTCGCTCAATTTGCCGAAAGTTCCGGATTGACCGCAGAACGGTCTACCGCCTGATCGATCCCGCAGAGGGCGGATCGAGCGCCTGATCCGGGTGCGGGTCACTTCCCCGAGACTCACCCGCACTTGGTCGGGATCATGGCTCTCAATGAGCCAAGCCACGGACATGAGAGACGCGTACATCGCCGCCGAGCTGGCGGTGCTGAGCGGGCAATCCTTTCGGTTCGGCGAGCGCATCCTGACCCGCGCTGACCTGGTTGAAATCCGTGCCGGCCGCCGAGAGTGGGAAGCCCGGGCCTCCGCGGAGGCCGCGGTCGCTGCCGGCGGCAACCCCGGCATCGCGCTGGCCAGCTTCCGGAGCGATCGGTGAATCCTCTCGATCGGGCCATTCTCGCGATCGCCCCGCAGTGGGCCGCCAAGCGCGCCGGCGCCCGCCTGCGCGTCCTGGGCTACAACAACGCCTACGACGCCGCGAACCGAAGCCGTCTGCGGGATCCCGCCCGCGATCACGGTTCGGGCAACACCGCCGTGGGCAACAGCGCTTACAACGTGCGCCTGCAGGCGCGCCACCTCGGCCGCAACCACGACATCGTGGTGAACGGCCTGAATGTCCTGGTCCAGAACACCATCGGCCCGACCGGCATCGGCGTCGAGTTCCAGCCGCGCGACGCGAACGGCGATATCGATGAAGAGATCGTGGATCAGCTGATCCCGCTCTGGCACGACTGGCGCCGCCGGCCGGAGGTCACTTGGCAGCACGACTACGCCAGCATGCAGCGGCTCGATGCGCTCACGCTGTTCCGGGATGGCGAGTCGCTGAGCCAGGACCTCATCGGCGCCGTGCCCTACCTGGACCATGGCAGCCTCGTGCCGTACTCGATCGAGATGATCGAGCCCGACCTGCTGCCGCTGGACTTCAATGACCGCGACCGCAACATCGTCCAGGGCGTGGAGTGCAACGCGTGGGGCCGCCCCGTCGCCTACCACCTTTACAAGCAGCATCCCGGAGATCCCGGAGTGGTGCAGCTCGAGCGTAAGCGCGTGCTGGCCGACCTCATCTGCCACGCCAAGATCGTGGACCGTATCGGGCAGCGCCGCGGAATCAGCTTGCTGGCCTCGGTCCTGACCCGGCTCGAGGACCTCAAGGACTACGAAGAGTCCGAGCGCGTCGCCGCCAAGATCGCGGCGTGCATGGCCGCCTTCATCATCAAGGGCGACCCGAGCACCTTCGACGCCGCTTCGATGATGGGCGCCGACGGCACCGCCCTGCCGGAGCGGCAGATGCGTTTCCAACCCGGCATGGTGTGGGACAACCTGCGCCCCGGCGAAAGCGTCGGGACCGTAGACACCAACCGGCCCAACGCAAACCTCACCACCTGGCGCGACGGCCAGCTTCGCGCCACCTCCGGCGGTATGCGGGTTTCGTTCTCCTCGTTGGCCAAGAACTACAACGGCACGTACAGCGCGCAGCGACAGGAGCTGGTCGAGCAGTACGGTGCCTACGGCGTACTCGCCTACGAGTACATCTCAAAGAAGACCCGACCGCAGGTGGAGCGGTTCGTGATGGCCGCGGTCATGTCGGGTCGCGTGAAGCTCCGCCCCGGCACGCCGATGTCGACGCTCACCGATGCCATCTACCTGCCGCCCGTCATGCCCTGGATCGACCCCAAGAAGGAGGCCGAGGCTATGGCGCTCATGGAAGAGCACACCTACATGTCCGGCCCCGAAATCATCCGCCGCCGCGGCGCGAACCCGCGCGACGTGCTCGATCAGCAGGCCCAGTGGCAGCGCGACCGCCAGCGCTGGGGTATTCCGCCCGCCGCGCCCCGTTCTTCGGCCGCGGCCCTCCCCGAAGACCTCACGGAAACCGACGCATGAAGAAAAGCATTCTGACCCTCGCCATCCTCGCTGCCGCCGCCGCCACCGCGCCGGCGGCGCCCGAGCGCCCTGGCATCGTCGCGTTCAACACGCTCGCCAATGGTGAGGCCGAGCTGCTGATCTACGGCTTCATCGGTGGTTGGTACGAAGGCGTGACCGCCGAATCGATCGTCGAGCAGCTCGGCGCGATCACGGCGTCCACCATCAACGTGCGCATCAACAGCGACGGTGGTGCCGTCACCGACGGCATCGCCATCTACAACGCCCTGCGCCGTCACGGTGCCCGGAAGGTGGTCACGATCGACGGCATCGCCGCCAGTATCGCCAGCCTGATCGCGATGGCTGGCGACGAAATCATCATGGCGGCCAACACGCTGATGATGATCCACGCGCCGTCCGGTGGTGAGTGGGGCAATGCCGCCGCCCACCGTGAGTTCGCGGACGTCCTGGACACCTACGCCACGGCCATGCTGGAAAGCTATGCCCGCCGCGTGCCGGCGAAGCGCGACCAGATCGACGGGATCCTGCGCAGTCCGAAGGACACCTGGTTCACCGCCGCTCAGGCGGTCGAGTACGGCCTGGCCGACCGCGTGCTCGAGGACGCGGTCGAGGAAGAGTCCAGCGACGCCACCGCGGCGGCCGCCCTGCTCAGTTACATCAGCGCCATCAGTGCGGCGCCGGTCTCGTTCGAGTCCGGACTGCGCCACCACATCCAGGCGGCCGCCCGGCCGTCGGTTTTCGCCTCCCTCTCCGAGGCTGCCCAGCGGGCCGTTGTGGCCCATATCGAGGATCCTGCCATGCGTGAAAAACTCCAGACCCTGATCACGGCCAACGCGGGCGCTCCCACCGCCGCGGCCGCCGCCGTCCCGGCTCCCACGCCGGCCCCGACCCCGAGCCCCGCGCCGGCCGCCGCCGCGCCTGCGCCGGCACCCGCCCCGGCCCCGGCTGTCCCCGACCCGATCGCCGCGCTTGCGACGCGCAACGAGCAGCTGCGGGGTGTGTTCGCCACCTTCCGGCACGTCACCGGCGTCGCCGCGCTCGAGTCCGACTGCCTGGCGGATCCGCGCATGACCATCGAGGCGGCGCAGACGCGCCTGCTGGCGCATGTTGGCGCGGGCGGCCAGCCGCTCAACGGTGGCTACCGCGTCGAGGTGGTCTCGGATGAGCGTGACGTCGAGCGCAGCCGCATCGTCGACGCGATGCTGGCTCGCGCCGGTGTCATCACGGGCGACGCGGCCGAGGCGGCGCGTCGTGACAACCCGCACGCACGTGCCACCCTGCTGGCCATCGCCGAGCACTCGCTCATCCGCGCCGGCATCAACACCCGCAGCCTGAGCCGTGACGAAATCGCCCAGCGCGTGCTGGCGATGCAGGGCACCAGCGACTTCCCGGTGCTGATGGCGAACGTGCTCAACCGCATGCTCATCGGTGGCTACAACCTGCAGGCGTTCACCTGGAGCCGCTTCTGCTCCATCGGTACCCTGAGCGACTACCGCCCGCACAACCGCTACCACCTCTCCTCGTTCTCCGACCTGAAGGAAGTGAACGAGCATGGGGAGTACGAGAACGGCGTGCTCGGCGATGCCGCGAAGGAAACCATCCAGGGCAAGCGCAAGGGCCGCATCCTTCAGCTGACGCCGGAAGTGATCGTCAACGACGACCTCGGCGGCCTGCAGCGCATCGCCAGCGCCCTTGGCCAGGCGGCCGGCCGCACCATCGAGAAGGACGTCTATGCGCTTCTGGCGCTCAATGCAGGCCTGGGCCCGGTGATGAACGATGGCCTGACCCTGTTCCACGCCGACCACGGCAACATCGCCGCCGTCGCCGCGGTCCCGTCGGTCGCGTCCTTCGACGCGTCGCGCCAGCAGATGGGCAACCAGAAGGATCCGGGCGGCAACGACTTCCTGGACATCACCCCGGCGATCTGGCTCGGCCCGCTGAGCCTGGGCGGCTCTGCCCGTGCGGTGAACGCCGCCGAGTACGACGACGACTCCCAGAAGAACCAGCGCAAGCCGAACATCAGCCGCGGCATGTACCGCGACGTGGTGGACAGCCCGCGCCTGTCGGGTACGGCCTGGTACTCGTTCGCCGACCCGAACATCGAGCCGGTGATCGAGGTGGCATTCCTCGACGGCGTGCGGGAACCGCGCCTGGAGCAGGAGACCAACTTCCGCACCGACGGTCTTTCCTGGAAGGCGACCCATCGCTACGGCACGGCCGGCATCGGCTACCGCGGCGCGACGCGCAACGCCGGCGTCTGATCCCAACCCTCGCCCGGCGAACAGCTCGCCGGGCATCCCCGATCTGAAGGAGAAGCAACATGTCCAGCAAATTCGTCACCGAGGGCAAGGTGATCCCGTGGACCAACACCACGGGCTCGGCCGTCGCCGTCGACCAGGTGGTCAAGGTGGGCACCAGCCTCGGCGTGGCGCTCGGCGCCATCGCAATCGGAGGCGTGGGCAGCGTCGCCCTCGAGGGTGTCTTTAGCGGTGTGCCGAAGGTGGCCGCCGCGGTGTTCGCGCAGGGCGAGAAGCTGGTGTTCGACGTCAGCGCCGGCGCCTTCGACGACAGCGCTGCGACGCCGGCGAGTGGTGACGTCACGGGCGGCGCGATCGCCTGGGTGGCCGGTGCCAATGCCGAAACCACCTGCACGATCAAGCTGACCCCCGGCAACGCAACCGTCACCGCCTGATCCACCGTTCCAGAGCGTGGTGGGGGGGGGGGGGGGGGGGGGGGC